AGCATTTTATTTTATCCTCATCAGCCTTCCAATCTGGTATTGGATTAAGAATAAAGGTACAAAGGTTTTCGCAAATCTTTAAAATAAAAATCTAATACATTTTTTAGAACAGCCTTTTGGCTGTTCTTTTTTTACACGGTTATGTTCTAAAAAATAACAATTATTGATTATTTGCACAAAAAGCTCTTTACAAATAAAACAAATTGTACTATTATTAAATAAAATAATTGTATGAGGTGACAATAGATGAGAAGATTTAGAACATTAGCTGTTGCGGTAACACTGGGATTGCTCCTTACATTTTCGGGATGTTCCCAAGCATCAGAGTCAAGCAATACTGTTGATGACATTGTTTCGTCTGTTTTTGAAGACGAAACAACTGCCGAAGTGACTACGGAAGAGCCGACAACCGAAGAACCTACAACGGAAGAGCTGACCACCGAGAAACCGACTGAAAAGCCTACAGAAAAACCTACTCAGAAACCCACTAAACAACCTGTAAAAAAGGTTGTAGAAAAGCATGAGGATAAGTCGTCACAGGCTGAAACAACGCTCGAATTTACAAATGTTACATCAAGCGTAAGTGCAGGTTCGTTTGCGAGCGTTAGTATTCACGGCGCTCCAAATACAACATATTCAATACAAACTAGACTAAGGAGAGCAGATAGTGGGTTGTGGTCTGAAAGTAATACAATTTCAATGAAAACCAAAGATATTGCTAGAATAACATCTCCTGGAAATAATTTCAGTATAAATAGTGATAGCTCTTTAACAGTTCAATGTACAAATCCATCAGGAAATCAAATTGCATATTTTTTGGACTGTCCAAGTGGTACGAGAAGATTGACTTCAAGAAAAACAACAAGTACAAGTTATACATGGACAAAGGAACAAATATTGTCAATGCTGCAGTATTCTCCAAATAGCAATTCGATTTCAATAAAAGTAGGAATAATTACATACGGAAATGCAGAGTATTATAGTGAAAAAGTAGGAACTTTGAATGTAGTAAATTCAAATCCTACTTTTTCTAATTTTGTTTATGAAGATATAAATTCTAAAACAATAGCATTAACAGGAAATAATCAGTATATCATAAAGGGATATAGCAATGTAAGGGCAACAATTTCAACAGCCAATAAAGCTGTTGCAAAAAATTATGCTTCAATGTCTAAATATAGATTTGTTATTGCAAGTAGTCAAGTTGATGTCAACTATTCATCTACAGCAAATGTACAAGCTACTATAAATGCGGTTAAGAGCAATATATTTACAATGTATGCAATTGATAGTAGAGGTAATAGTTCATTGAAACAAATATCCCCATCAAGATACATTGATTACACTGCAATTACATTGAACAAAGTAGAAGTAATAAGAGAAAACGGAATTGGTTCAATTTCAATTCTTACATTCAATGGTTCTATATGGGAAGGCAGTTTTGGAGCTGTATTAAATGAAATAAAAAGTTGTACTTATAGATATAAAGAAACAACATCTAATACTTGGAAAACAGGAACAACCAATTTGACCCCTACAAGAAATGGTAAAACATTTAGTTTTTCAGGACAAATAAAAGGTGACTTGGGGGCGAAAGGGTTTGATATCAATAAAAGTTATGATGTTGAGATTACTATATCAGATAAGTTAACAACAGCAACATACGATTTTATATTAGGAAGCGGAAAGCCAGGAATAGCAATAACAAAAAATGGAGTTGCAATAAATGGAATGTATAGAGAAAGCATTGGAGGAGCTTTACAAATATGGAATGGTGATGTGTATTTAGATGGAAAAAAAATAAATTTTAGTTAGGAGGATTTTAAAATGGCATTATGGACAAGCTTTTTAAATTTATTTAAATGGGATACTAACAATAGTGAAGACCTAGATTCAAATTTTGATGTTGATAAAGCATTAAATGATAACTGGACGAAAATAGACAATGGAATAAAGAAAGTTAGTAATGAAAAAGTTGATAAAGTAACAGGAAAGGGATTAAGTACAAATGATTATACAACAGCTGAAAAGAACAAATTAGCAGGCTTAAGTAATTATAATGATACAGCAGTAAAAAATGATATTTCAACAAATAAAAATAATATATCAAAAAATACTACTGATATAACAACTTTAAAGGGAAATATAACAACTATAAATAATAAATTAGACAATATAGCTTCAACTAGAGGTCATATTTATACAATAAGAAGAAAAATATCAAATAATACATCTGCAGCTTGGGAAAGGTTAGATGATGCAGTAGGATTAATAGCAAATGCAACAAAAAACGGAGGGACTGTGCAAAACGATTTTGATAATCTTTCGCCTTGGAAGGATATCATATCATTTAACTTGGATCTGGAAACAGGAAAGAAAAAAGCATATTATGGAGATGCGAATTTTGCTTTTGATGGTAGCAATGGAGATGTATATACACATATCCCTACTTTTTGGATAAAAATATGGCAAGAAAATGATTATTGGTATATATCAATTGCTGATTACAACAAAGCTGATTATAAAGAAATTAAAGAATTTGATATTGCAAGATACTTAACTGGAATAGGAACAGATGGTAAATTACATAGTTACAGTGGATTAGCAGGGGCAGACTTTAAAAGCATAAAACAATATAGAACATTAGTACAAGGCCTTGGAAGCGACTATTGCTTATTAGATTGGAGATATTTTGCTATACAGTGTTTATATCTAGTGGAATATGCAAGTTTTAATTCACAATCAACACTTGGAAATGGTTGTTCTGCTATGAGACATAATAACGGAGATGTAGCTTTACTTGCAGAATCTAATACTAATAGAATTATAGTAAATACATCAGCAGGAAATTCATTTGTAGTAGGCCAACAAGTAAGAATTGGGTCATACGATAGTGCATCATCTGTTATAAAAACTATAACAGCAATAAATAGTTATACTGAAGGAGAAACAAATGCAAAAGAAATTGTATTTGATGGAGACCCTATTGCTAGTATAACATTAACAACTACAATATGGACTTGTGTTCAATCAGCAGGTCAATGTGACTCATTAGGAATGAAATCAGGATGCTTAATAAATGATAATAAACACAATGTTATATATAGAGGTATAGAAGGAATACATTCAAATATATTTAT